ACAGAACAAGGTTTCCATACTCTGTGAGTCTATTATAAAGGGTCTCCTTAGACCATTCACCCAAGTAACTATCATCCTTGACAAATCTACCATCAGCAACACCACCGGCAAAGTAGAGTCCAGGAATACCTTGAAACTGATGCTGCCTCTTACGATAGTCAATCTTGGCAAGGTAGATACTGCGACCTGTGTACTTTGCTTTCTTGTTAAAGGAAAACTGATTTAGATTAACTCCGTTCGGTGTGACAAATAGTTTGTCAGATGGCACCTTCAGAGTGTCCTCATAAGTCTTTTTGATTCCAGGAGACAGACAGAAGATGTTAGGACGAATCTGTGCAAAAGGTTTAGCAACACGATCACCATAGTAGTCCCAACGATTGGGTTGCTCTAGGTATCCAAAGTGGCTGGTGATTGCACAGGGATACTGAATGTAGGGAACCAACCCAACAAAGTCATCATATTGAATATGAACAAAGTCAGGACGGCAGGCATTGACCTGTTGAATGATCTCAGCAGGATTCTTTGTGTTGATAATTTCAACAGTATGACCTAAGTTCTCAAGTGCAATCTTCTGATCCCAGATAAGAATCTCAACTGCTCCCCATCCCGTAGGGGGAATGGGCATAATACCAGGTCCAACAATTGCTACTTTCATAATTTTGCCAACTCCGTGAACAGATCCATATGCTTACCGTTTGTTCTCTCATAAACAGAAAACTCATCAGGATGATTCTTAACCAGATATCCAAGAGCAATCTGTTCGTTATTTACATTGCCTTCGGCAATCATCTTATTAAGAAGAACATCCTCTACTAGGTCACTGACCTTTGGAATAATATTCTTGTGTCCACCAAACATCGATCCAAGAACAAATGATCGATTGTCATAGAGATAGTTGTCACTCAGACTATCGGCACGGAAGAGATCCTCATAATAATCACAGTTCATTTGAACCAGGAATGTTTCTCCCATTCCTTCCAAAGATTCGACAGCAGACTCACTAGGATAATCTTCACTCAAATCAAAGTTGTCAAAGAATCGAGAACCACCTGCATCCAACCAGAAAAAGATTTCACTATCAAAAGGATTCAGTTCGATTGCTTCTTTCATCCAAAGAAACTTAGAGTATTGAATGACAGAATACATTGATTGCTGACACTCAATACGATCGGGATCAGCAATACTGGTCTTGTAGTCATCAGAATCAAGGATGTCTTGAATCTGATCTTTCAAATGATAGTAGGGAATATCTTCTACTGTCTGAACAATGATCTTTGTCTGAAGATCTGTGCGGCGTTCTTCAATAAACTCCTTCACATCTTCGGTGACAAACAAAACCATAGGAACACGCAGTTTGAGTGTTTGCTCAAACCACTTCAGATAGTTGTCCCACTTTCTACCATCAACTCTTGAAATGTCAAAGAGGGCAGAAACGAATGTGATATTACTCATGTTTGATATTCAGAGTTGTCTTTTGCAAGATGAACGATTCTAGGTTTGAACTCACAGTATTCTTTGAATACTTCTGGATAGGCAAACTCGGGACCGTGTGTATGAACATCCTCTTGATGCTCAATGAAGTATTTGTTGATATGACTTTCATCGTGCCACAGAGCAACAACATCCTTTTCTAAATCACGGTTGGTACGATCCATCAATGTGTCAATCATAGCACACACCTCAGGAACTTTGCCTCCCCACAAACATCCCTGATAGTAAACCAGAGGTGCTTCCTTATACACATCAACATATGCTTCGGATGATTTGTTAGTTTCAAATGCACCCGGAGGTTGATCGTGTGGTGTCATTCCCAGATAGTGACAGGGATGATGAACACCAAACAAAGGTTTGTCAGTAAAGAATTCTTCTGCTGAAATCTCATCGACGACTAGAGCATCAGCGTCAAGAAAAACTAACCAGTCATTCTTGAGGATTTCTTCTCTTGCCTTGTTTAAGATTTCAAATCTCTTGAGTGTGATGAATGGCCAAGAGAGATGTTCTTGTGGATATACTTTGACATCATCAGGGAAATCTCCTTCACCATCAGTGAACACTAGAAATGTTTTCTCCACACCAGGAAGAAAATACTTATGAATGTTCTCATAGTACTTAGGCAAGAAGTTGAGGTACTTATTTGTACCGATAAATGTGATTGCTACTTTCATCAGATTACCTCCCAACCTTCACAATAAACATCACTAGTGTCCTTATCATCTGTAGGGAACCATTTCTTAGGTGCAATCACTTTACCACGATTACCCAACCATGCTGCCCACCAAGAGAATGAAGAGTTAGCAATGATGAAGTCAGAACACATACTCATCAGACATTGATCGACATATCCATCATCGTTTTCTGAGATCATAAATCGATCATCATCAAATAAGGATTGCTTATGACACCACTCAGAATCATCAGAAAAAACAATTACAGTGGCATCATCAGGGAATCTCTTTAGAGCCTGCTCATAATAAGAAAGGTCAAGAGCACAGTGATTAGGATTAGTCAGATAATCTCCCCTACGAATGTGAAGACCAACAACTTGACCATCCAATTGACTCATCATCTCTTCACAAGGTTGACGAATATCTTCTTTGAATTTGAAATCTTGACGAATGATATCTTCTACATTCTTGAAATACTTTTCAGACTGAAAGAATCCCCAGAGACTAACCCAATCAGGACAACCTTCATGAAGTTTTTGATTGTAATTGAATGTGCCTTCCTGACAAATGGGTCTGGCAGCATCAATGTTCTGAATATTGAAGATGTTGACCGTTGACATCTCTAAGAAATCAAACAGTTCAGTCTTCAACATGTTACCAGTGCCATCATCTGCTGCTTCCTCATAATAAGGAAGACAAAAAGTTGTCCCAGCATTGGCGGCAATACCTCTCAAAGCCGCATACTGGAACATCTGATTACCACTTCTACCCAGTCTTCCCAGATGATTAAACCCGATCATTTTTAAAATACTCGTAAGTGCGTTCTAGTCCCTCTTTCAGAGACACTTTAGGTTCCCAACCCATAGATTTTATTTTGGATACGTCCATAACCTTTCGCATAGTGCCATTCGGTTTGGTTGTATCCCATTTAAGTTTTCCCTTGTATTCTACTACATCCGCAATAGTTTCTGCAAGTTCTTTGATGGTAATATCCTCTCCTGTTCCGACATTGATAATGTCAGATTCAAAGTAATTGTCCATCAAAAAGATACATGCATCTGCTAGATCATCCACATAGAGAAACTCACGCATCGGTGTTCCATCACCCCACAGAGTTACATCTCCTTCTGCCTCTACAAACTTCCTCATCATTCCAGGAATCACATGAGAGTTCTCTGGATGGAAATTATCATTAACACCATAAAGATTGCAGGGCATCACGGATACTGTCTGGAATCCATACTGTTCACGATAGGACTCACACATTTTAATACCAGCAATCTTGGCAATCGCATAGGCATCGTTTGTAGGTTCTAAGGGACCAGTCAGAAGTTGATCCTCTTTGATAGGAACCTCAGCATGTTTGGGATAGATGCAGGAGGATCCCAAGAACATAAACTTCTTGACACCATTACGATATGCAGCATCAATGACATTCGACTGAATCATAAGATTGTCGTAGATAAACTCTGCCTTATGATTCTTATTCCCAATGATCCCACCAACTTTAGCGGCAGCAAGAAAAACATAATCTGGTTTTGCAGTATTGAAATATGAATCTACTGCTGCTCTGTCACGGAGATCAAAGAACTCACGTTCTGCATAATAGACATTCTCATATCCTTGTTCTTCTAATCTTCTTTTGATAGCGGAACCTACCAATCCTCTATGTCCTGCAACAAATATTTTAGATTTACTGTCCATAAATGCACATGTCCTCAACTAATTGATCAAAGGTAATCTTAGGTTCCCATCCCAACTTCTCCTTTGCTTTGGTGGGATCACCCAGTAACGACTCAACTTCTGTTGGTCTGAAGTATCTAGGGTTGACTTTGATGACTGGTCTTCTAGTGTTCCAATCAAACCCAACTTCTTCTTCACCCTCACCCATCCATTCAATTTTGAATCCAAAGAATGGTGCAGCCTTCTCAACAAACTCTCTAACAGAATACTGTTTGCCAGTAGCAATCACATAATCATCTGGTTCATCTTGCTGAAGCATCAACCACATTGCCTCAACATAATCCTTTGCATGACCCCAATCTCTCTTAGCATCAAGGTTGCCAAGATACAAACAATCCTGAAGACCACAAGAGATTTGTGACAGACCTCTAGTAATCTTACGAGTCACAAAAGTTTCACCACGACGGGGTGATTCATGATTGAAAAGAATGCCAGAACTACAATGCATTCCATATGCTTCACGGTAGTTCTTGATGATCCAATAACCATACAGTTTGGCAACACCATATGGAGAACGTGGATAGAAAGGTGTCGTCTCTTTCTGAGGAACCTCCTGCACCTTTCCATACAGTTCACTAGTAGATGCCTGATAGATCCTAACCTTATCTTCCATACCAAGCAATCTGACTGCTTCCAGAACCCTTAGAGTTCCAAGTCCATCAACCATACCAGTGTATTCTGGCATCTCAAAAGATACTTTGACGTGACTCTGAGCACCTAGATTATAAATCTCATCTGGTTTGACCATCTGGATAACTCTAACCAGATTCGTAGAGTCAGTCAGATCACCATAGTGTAAGTTCAGTCTTTCGTAGATGTGGTCAATACGATGAGTATTGATCAGAGATGAACGACGAACAATACCATGTACTTCATATCCTTTATCAAGAAGCAACTCTGCAAGGTATGATCCATCTTGACCGGTAATGCCTGTAATTAGAGCAACTTTCATACAAATATATTTTTTTAAATCATACTAAAAAAGACGGTTGTTGTCAACCGCCTTTAACAGGTCTACCATGCACGCCACTTGTTCTTTTACAGGAAACAAGAAACCTGGCGGGAGTATAAAACCCCATCCGCACCACCTGCTTTTGATAGAAGCAGGAAACTTTAAGAGGGTCAATTGACTCCACCAGGTTTTTTAGAGTCTCTCCATGACTAAGGAATAATCCCGACCAGGACAGGTTTCAAGTCACTCCGCGACCACGAGCAGTCACCACATCACCGGTTACATAACAAGGAACACCATCAGGATCCAACCAACATGTATAGTCATGATCTTCCATAGCAGTCATCAACTGCATTTCATTATCACAAAGATACATGTCGCGGTAACGTCCGGTGTAGGAGTCTACCTTTTGAATACGACAGTCTGGCATACCATTGGTTTCTAGTTTGCCACACTGAATATAACGATAAGGAAACCGCTCAAGAAGAACGGTTGGTTTTTTGATAGTTTTCATCAAACAACCTCAACAGAATCAAGATCTTGAACCAGACAATCTACGAGAATCTCATAGTCATCAAGTGGTTCACCAGAAAATACTACTCCACTATTCTCATAAAATCGACGCACTTTCTTGAAGAGTTTAGGATTTTTAACATCCAGGAAAATTTCACCACTAGCAGCAGCTTTAAGAGTGCTAATGTCTTTCTTGAACTTAGTCGTCAGCATTGTCTTGTGTTGATTACTCTGTGATTATAAGGGATTTGGAGGATTTGGTCAAGGGGTTTCGTCGTCTTCTTTCTGCTTCATTTCGTTGATTCTTTCCTGTAGTTTCATGAAGTCGGCATCAGTCTCATCCAGTTCTGGAAGTTCAGGTCTTGGACCAGAAATCTTCACGGTCATCAGAGTTCCACTACTTCCTTCCATCTCATCAATTTCAGGATGTCGTTTTACCTGAGGTTTCTGTGTGTAACCATCCATCTCTCTAGATACCTTCCATCCCTGTGCCATCATGGAGATTGCAATCCCCACCATAGTCAACCATAGTAGAACAAATAATATTTGTGGGATGTCGTTCATGGTAAAACTTTAATAACTTCCTCCTTAACTCTATCTATAACTTCAGTAATCACATTCACGTCTATCCCCATAAAGGGAGGAATCATTCCAATCACACGAAAAAATCCATCAGCAAAAAGTGCCAGGAAAAGAATTCCCAAAGCAAAACTAATCATAGAGGCATTACGATTGTGCTGTCTGATGGCAGCATCAATCATCTCTTGACATTGTTTTTCTGTGACGTAATGATCTGGTCTTATCTCATTCATCCTGTGAGCCATTTGCTCTCGTTTCCAAAGGGTCAGGTTCTCCCCTTAGTATAGCACAAGCTCTGGTGTAAAAGTAGTTTTCTGTTGTTCCGTTTTCCTCAAATTTCTCCTTAATAATCGCCCAGTTGGCGAGTTCGTCGGGATGCATTTGTCTTAGTGTGTAACAGTATGCTACTATTTAAGGATTTTACTGTTTCTTAAGAGTGTATATGTGCGCTTATGCATACTTATCCAATCAAATAGTATGTCACAGCATCATACTTAATGTGATTAAAACCGTCAAGCAGATAACCACCGCCACCAGGAGATGTATATATTGCTCCAACCCTCCATCTTAAAACATCATTAGCAGCACAAGGGACAATAAAACTATAAGATCCGGCTTGCCAATCTGGAGAAGGAGTACCAGCACCATTTAGACCAGTTTCTCTAAGTTCTAAGTATGCGTGAGTAGTTCCATTTTTTTGGAGGTCAAGATCACCACACCATCCTTTTCTAGAGTGACGAAATATCACCATATAATCACCAGCAACCGGACAAGTAAAAGTATAATTAGAGGTATTATAATGATTACCCCTATTAGTCGCAGCATAATCAAATTGAACAATATCTCCAGTGCTTGGAGTCAGATTATTCTGAGTAGTTCCGATGACTGCTAATGGTTGATTTGGCATTGTTATACGCCCTTCATTACTGATAATCATGTTTGGCGTATGACCACCATCTCTGGGATTTGAATATCCAAAGTGCGTATCATTATCATACCTTCTTGCTTGGATGTAGAAAGTATTAAAATCGCCAGTACTTGTGTTCAGATAAAGAGATGCTGTAGTTGGAGTAGATGCACTACCATCAGTGAGTGTATCATTTTTAATTCTTACAGCAACATCACCACTTGCATTTGTTTCTTGTACTACTAAACGATCCGCAGGGGAGTTCTCACCAATACCCACGTCACCAGCAGAAGTTATACGAAGTCTTTCTGATGTGGATGACGTTCCACTATTTGTCTTAAATATCAGCGCGGAGGGAACATCATTA